AAATATCAGAGAGATCCTGAAACGAGGAAGCGTTATGGTCGTGCATGGAAAAGAATACGTGACCGTTACATTGCAGTCCATCCGCTATGTGAAGAGTGTAAAAGACAAGGAAAGCTGACACCAGCAACTGAAGTGCATCATATCCTCCCCTTGGCACGAGGTGGGACACACGATGAAAGCAACCTAATGGCTCTTTGTACTCCTTGTCACTCTGCTATCACAGCAAGAGATGGAGACCGTTGGCCATCCCGGTAGGGGGGAGTCAAATCTCTACAGCTTTTTAAACGGTCAACGGGCGTGGGGCTTCGTGCAAAAAGTCGCAGTTTCAAACGGGGTAATACCCCCTTAATAAGAAATGAGGTGAGTTAATGGCCAAAGATGGTACAAATCGAGGTGGTGCCCGTATTGGATCTGGTCAGAAAAAGAAAGCACTTATAGATAAAATTGCTGAGGGAAATCCCGGCAAAAGAAAACTGGAAGTTATTGAATTTAAAAACACCGCAGAACTTCAAGGGCAGGAGATGCCACAGCCAAGGGCTATGCTTTCAGCAGTACAAAAGGATGGTAAAACCTTAGTAGCTAGCGAAATTTATGAGCTTACGTGGAAATGGCTTGAGGAGCGAGGGTGTGCACATCTAGTTCTACCACAGCTATTAGAAAGATATGCCATGAGTGCTGCTAGGTGGATACAGTGTGAGGAAGCAATAAGTGAGTTTGGTTTTCTTGCTAAGCATCCAACTACTGGCAACGCTATCCAAAGTCCATACGTTTCCATGAGCCATAATTTTATGAGTCAAACCAACAGACTCTGGATGGAAATATATCAGATTGTTCGTGAAAACTGTGCGACAGAGTATTCCGGTACAAATCCACAGGATGATGTGATGGAACGACTGTTGACTGCCCGTAGAGGTAAATAATAATAAGGAGATGTGAGATGAGTAAGAGATATTTAACAGCAGAAAGTGTATGTGCAGGACATCCTGATAAACTGTGCGATATTATTGCTGATAATATTTTGGATGAATGCCTTAGAAGAGATAAAGCGTCACGCGTAGCGTGTGAGGTTATGGCTACTAAAGGGAAAATTATCGTGGCGGGCGAGATCTCCTGCAGCGAGAAAATTGATATCAGAAGCATTGTTAAGAATGTGCTAAAAGAACTAGGTTATAACCCTTTGAAATTTTTAATTTATGTATATGTACACAATCAGAGTTCTGATATTGCAGCTGGTGTGAATACTGCACTAGAAGCACGAAATGGTATAAACGAACAATATGGTTCCATCGGCGCTGGTGATCAAGGTACTATGTATGGTTATGCCACAAAAGAAACCAGAGAAATGCTTCCCCTTCCCCTTGTCTTATCTCATCGAATTGTAAAGAGACTAGATGAGGCAAGGAAAGGTAAACTTATTAAAGGTATCCTTCCCGATGGAAAAGCACAGGTGACCATTGAGTATAATGATGATGTTCCAGTGAGAGTTAAGACCATTGTAGTGTCAGTTCAGCATGAAAAGAATAAAACTCAGGAAGAGTTAAAATCAGATATTCTAAATAATGTGTTATGGCAGTGTTTTGAGGATTTCCCTTTTGATGATGAAACAGAAATTCTTATTAATCCATCTGGACAGTTTGTATTAGGAGGACCTGCTGCAGATACAGGTTTAACTGGAAGAAAGATCATGGTGGACACTTATGGTGGACTTGCATCACATGGTGGCGGAGCACTTTGTGGGAAAGATCCGACCAAAGTTGACCGAAGCGGAGCTTACATGGCTAGGTATATTGCTAAACATATTGTGTGGTGTGATTTGGCAGAGAAATGTGAAGTGGCTATTTCCTATGCCATTGGCAAGGCAAATCCTGTAGCTTTTTCTATAAATACTTTTGGAACAGGAACAGTTTCTGATGAAGTTCTAACCATTGCTGCTCAAGAAGTATTTAATTTGAGGCCTGCAGCAATTATAGAAAAGTTGCGACTTAGAAACATTCATTACTCTGATACAGCAGTCTATGGTCACTTTAACAGTTGCCTCTTCCCTTGGGAGGATGTTAATAAATATAGCGAACTAAAAGAGGCGGTGGAAAAATATGCAGATTGAGAAAATTAAAACGAAACTGCTGATCCCTGCTGATTATAATCCTAGAAAGGATTTAAAACCGGGTGATCCAGAGTACGAAAAGTTAAAACGCTCACTTGAGGAGTTTGGCTATGTTGAACCAGTTATTTGGAATAGAACCACAGGCAGAGTAGTTGGTGGCCATCAGCGGTTGAAAATCCTACTGAACATGGGTATGGAAGAAGTGGATTGCGTAGTTGTTGAGATGAATGAGGAAAAGGAAAAAGCCCTCAATATTGCATTGAACAAAATAAATGGAGATTGGGATAGGGAGAAACTAGCACTTCTCATTACAGACTTAAATGCTGCAGACTTTGATGTATCGCTGACAGGCTTTGACCCCGGAGAACTAGATGATCTTTTCAAGGATACGATGAAAGAAAAAATAAAAGAAGATGATTTTGATGTGGACAGCGAGCTGAATAAGCCCGCTGTTTCGCGTTTAGGAGATGTATGGATACTTGGTAAGCACAGACTGGTATGTGGAGACAGCACAAAAAAAGAAACATATAACATTTTAATGGAAGGAAAGGTCGCCAATCTGGTGGTAACTGATCCCCCATACAATGTCAACTATGAAGGAACCGCTGGGAAAATCAAAAATGATAATATGGCCAATGACGCATTTTATCAATTTTTATTAGATGCCTTTAAGAATATCGAATCGGTATTGGCATCAGATGGAAGTATATATGTTTTCCATGCTGATACAGAAGGACTTAATTTTAGAAAAGCCTTTGTTGACGCAGGCTTTTATCTTTCCGGTACTTGTATTTGGAAGAAACAGTCATTGGTTCTTGGAAGATCCCCTTATCAGTGGCAGCATGAACCGGTGCTATTCGGTTGGAAAAAGAAGGGGAAGCATCTCTGGTATTCAGACCGTAAGCAATCAACCATTTGGGAATTTGATAAGCCGAAAAAGAATGCAGATCATCCGACTATGAAGCCCATTGCTCTAATTGCCTACCCCATTATGAATTCTAGCCTTACTAATAGTATCGTACTTGATCCTTTTGGAGGTTCTGGCTCGACGCTGATTGCCTGTGAACAGACCGATAGAATTTGCTATACCATCGAGCTGGATGAAAAGTACTGCGATGTTATTGTGAAGCGTTACATCGAGCAGGTTGGAACAGATAAAGAGGTATATGTCACTCGAGAAAAAGAGAAGATTCCATTTAATGTGGCAGCCACATCTTCTGATGAATTAGATTGATAGAGCAAGTTTTAAATTCATTTTTGCACAGAAATAACTTGCTATTGTGTAGCGTTAGAGTGATATATGGTACTACCAAATAAGAAAGGTGGTATGTAGGATGAAAATTGAATTTAATCGTACTGGTGGTGAGAGAAAGGCCCTCGTTACTGCGATTGGAGAAGTACTAGGTGAAAAGCCTGAATACAAAGGCGCACCAACATTTATTTATCAAATAGGCAGATTTGAAGTGGATAAGGAAGGTGCTCTTATTTTTGATGAGGGTGTTGTGGGCGAAAAAGCGGTCAAACTGCTTGATGAACTTAATAGTCGAGGATTTACTTATGTGAAACCAGAAGGCCTGGAACAGGGGCTTACAGATAATACAGATTTGTTGGTAATTGAAATACCTAAGGAAAACTTCACCGACATTGCCTTAAGTAACTTGGAAAAGATTCTGGAAAGCAAAGGAGATCTCATTAAAAAAGCCCTTGGAGTAGAGGAATTACCTATTGAGCAAACAGAGGAAACTCTACGATTCCCTTGGTTTTCCTTTGATGAAGATGCTGAGAAAGTTAAAGCTTACACGCATTTCATTACAGCCCTTTGTGATATGGCAAAAAAACAGAAGAGAATCACTGCCACAGCTAAGGAAGTGGATAATGAAAAGTATGCCTTTCGTTGTTTTCTGTTAAGGTTAGGATTTATCGGTGAAGAATACAAGGCCGCAAGAAAGATACTCCTTTCCAAACTGAACGGAAGTTCTGCATTTAAAAGTGTAGTTGCTAAGCAGGAGGAGGTAGATGGAATTTGAAAACCATTAACCCTAATGTCTTAGAACAACTCAGAAGTATCTATAGGCCTGGAACACGAGTGGTTTTAGTAAAGATGAATGATCCCTATACCAAACTGGAACCTGGGACAAGAGGAACTGTCATTAGTGTAGATGATATTGGAACCATCCATGTGAATTGGGACTCTGGAAGCTCATTAGGTATTGTATATGGCGAGGATTCCTGCAGAAGGATTGAAGAATAAAGCACACGTTTTATCCTGAAAAAGTAAAGAAAAACTGTGTAAATTATGCTCCTTATATCGAATAATTGTCTTGCTATTTAACCCTTTTAGAGTGATATATGTACATGCCGAAAGGATAAACACACTTTAAAAGGAGTGAGGTACGATGTTAAGTGCAAAATTCGGAATCGAAATTGAGTTTACAGGAATTACAAGAGAAAAAGCGGCCAGAGTTGCTGCAGAGTTTTTGCAAGGCAATTACAGTGAAGGTGGGACTTACTACGACACCAAAAAGGTAAAAGCTCTAGATGGGCGCGTGTGGAAGTTTATGTATGATGGGAGCATCAAGTGTCAAAGAAAAGAAGGTAGAAGAAAAGTAGCTGCAGGTAAAGATTATAGCGTAGAAATGGTTAGCCCAATTCTAACCTACCGGGAGGACATTGAAACTTTGCAGGAGCTAGTAAGAAAACTTCGCAAAGCTGGAGCCTTTACAAATTCCTCGTGTGGAATTCATATTCATTTAGATGGCTCCAACCATACACCAAGAAGCATCCGAAACTTTGTAAATATTATTGCAAGTAAAAACGATCTTTTTTATAAAGCACTACAGATTGCACCGGAGCGAATGCGCTACTGCAAGAAGATGGATAGCATTTTAGTTGATAAGATGAACCACAAAAAGCCAACGACCATGAGACAGATTGAGGACATTTGGTACGAAGGCTATAGCGAAAGCAGAGGTATACATTACCATAATAGTAGATACCATTTCCTTAATCTACATAGCTTTTTTACCGGAAATCATACGGTTGAGCTAAGAGGCTTTAACAGTGAGCTGCACGCAGGCAAGATAAGAAGCTACATTGTTCTTGCCTTGGCTTTAAACAACCAAGCTTTGACACAAAAATTTGCCTCTGCAAAGAAGCCTCAAGTAGAAAATGAAAAGTTTGCCATGAGAACCTATCTAAACCGTATTGGGTTTATAGGAGAAGAGTTCAAAAACTGCAGAGAACATTTAACAGCAGCGCTTTCAGGTTCTGCAGCTTGGCGGTTTCGGGCGGCCTGAACTGCCCCTAACCCACAAAGCTAAGAAGGAGGATTACAATGAATAATAAATTATATCTTGCCTATGGCTCCAACCTTAATCTGAAACAAATGGCCAACAGATGCCCCACAGCGAAGGTGGTAGGAGCAAGTCAAATCAATGACCACCGCTTATTATTTAGAGGGGCACACGCGGGCGCTGTGGCGACTATCGAGCCTTTTAAGGGTGGCAACGTACCCGTTTTAGTGTGGGAAATCACTCCGGCCGATGAAGCGGCACTTGACCGTTACGAGGGATGGTCGTTCCTTTATCGCAAGGAAACAATAAAAGTGAAGTTGGGAGGTAAAACCGTTAAGGCGATGGTCTACATCATGAATGATGGGAGGCCGCTTGGACAGCCGAGTTGTTATTATTACAGTACAATTTTAGAAGGCTATAAGAGTGCGGGCTTCGATGTGGAAATCCTGCGCAAAGCGACAACCGATTCAGTGGAATCGGAGGAGGTAGCCAATGAATGAGATAATTATGCAACAAATACTTGCCATTCGAGATTCAGGTGAATCAAATATGTTTGATATCCCAATTGTGACTAGCATTGCTTTAAGAGAAGGCTATATTGAGCTAGTAGAATACCTAAAAAGGAATAAAGAGGCATATGGGCATTTTATTCTGACAGGGAAAGACAAAAAGATAACCTAATCAACTTTATAGAAAATTAAGGGACTCTTAATGGGTTCCTTTTTCGAATCCATAAGGAGGTGGCGGCTATACGTAAACTAAAAAAATATAAGCCGACCATCTTTAAGGCGGATGGTTCGGTATATGATAAGGACGCTGCAGACACTGCGGTGTCTTTTATTAATTGCTTAAAGCATACTAAGGGAGAGTGGTATGGACAGCCATTTGAACTGATAGATTGGCAGGAACAAATTATTCGAGATGTGTTTGGCATTATAAAGCCTAATGGCTGCCGTCAATTTAATACTGCATATATCGAAATCGCTAAAAAGCAAGGGAAATCTGAACTTGCGGCAGCGGTTGCTTTACTACTTACTTGTGGAGATTTTGAGCATGGTGGTGAAGTATACGGATGTGCATCTGATAGACAGCAAGCTTCCATTGTTTTTGATGTAGCAGTGGATATGGTGGAACAATGTCCGGCTCTTAAAGCAAGAATTAAACCGGTACTGTCGCAAAAACGACTTGTTTATAAGCCTCTAGGAAGTTTCTATCAAGTTTTATCTGCAGAAGCATATACCAAGCATGGGCTAAATGTGCATGGTGTGGTGTTTGATGAACTTCATGCTCAGCCCAATAGACAACTTTTCGATGTTATGACCCATGGTTCTGGTGACGCAAGAAAGCAGCCGCTGTATTTTTTAATTACAACTGCTGGTAATGATACGAATTCTATCTGTTACGAGGTGCATCAAAAGGCTAAAGACATCCTAGAAGGGCGAAAGGTTGACCCTACATTTTATCCAGTTATTTATGGTGCAGATGAAAATGATGACTGGACCGATCCAGAGGTGTGGGCGAAAGCCAACCCCTCAATGGGCATTACCGTTGACATAGAAAAAATTCATATTGCTTGTGAAAGTGCAAAGCAAAATCCAGCAGAAGAGAACTTGTTTAGACAACTCCGTTTAAATCAATGGGTTAAACAGTCGGTACGTTGGATGCCTATGGAAAAGTGGGATAAATGTGCATTTGCTGTAAACCCAGAAAGTCTTGCAGGGCGTGTGTGCTATGGTGGTTTGGACTTATCTTCTACAACCGATATAACAGCATTTGTTCTTGTCTTCCCTCCTGAGTATGAGGGCGATAAATATATCATCCTCCCTTTTTTCTGGATTCCAGAAGATAATCTGGACCAAAGGGTAAAGCGTGATCATGTGCCTTATGACGTATGGGAGAAGCAAGGCTTTTTACACACTACAGAAGGTAATGTAGTGCATTATGGTTTCATTGAAAGTTTTATTGAGGAACTTGGGATGAAATATAACATTCGAGAAATTGCCTTTGACCGTTGGGGTGCTGTGCAAATGACTCAAAACTTGGAAAACTTAGGATTTACGGTAGTTCCTTTTGGCCAGGGCTTTAAAGATATGAGTCCACCAACAAAGGAATTAATGAAGCTTACTTTAGAGGAGAAACTGGCCCATGGTGGACATCCAGTTTTGCGATGGATGATGGATAACATCTTTATACGTACTGATCCTGCTGGAAATATCAAGCCGGATAAAGAAAAATCAACTGAAAGAATCGATGGAGCTGTTGCTACCATTATGGCTCTTGACCGAGCAATCCGCAAAGGTGGATCAGGAAATTCTGTTTATGACGGTCGCGGGCTTCTTATTTTGTAACAAAGGAGAGTGATGCAGATGGGATTATTTTCGAATATTTTCAAAGCTCGTGATAAACCTCAGAACCGTACAATAGGAAGCAATTACAGCTTCTTTTTCGGTGGGACAACAAGCGGTAAACCAGTAAATGAGCATACAGCAATGCAAATGACTGCGGTTTATTCTTGCGTAAGAATACTTGCAGAGGCTGTGGCAGGACTTCCACTTCACTTATATAAATACACTGATAGCGGTGGTAAGGAGAAAGCACTTTCTCATCCACTGTATTTTTTATTACATGATGAGCCGAATCCAGAGATGAGTTCTTTCGTTTTCCGAGAAACGTTAATGACTCATCTTTTATTATGGGGTAATGCCTATGCACAAATTATTCGAAATGGCAAAGGCGAAGTCATAGCACTGTATCCGTTAATGCCAAATCGAATGTCGGTGGACCGGGATTCCAGTGGCGCGCTTTATTATACTTATACTAAGTATTCTGATGAAGCACCTACGATGAAAGGTATGACAGTCACACTTAGACCAAGTGATGTATTTCATATACCTGGCTTAGGCTTTGATGGACTAGTGGGCTATTCGCCGATTGCAATGGCTAAGAATGCTATAGGTATGGCAATTGCTTGTGAGGAATATGGAGCTAAATTCTTTGCTAACGGAGCTGCTCCGGGAGGTGTACTTGAGCATCCTGGAACGATTAAAGACCCACAAAAAGTGCGAGATAGCTGGAATGCAGCTTATCAAGGAAGCAGCAACTCTCATCGTGTGGCAGTGCTTGAGGAAGGGATGAAGTATCAGCCTATTGGTATCTCACCAGAACAAGCTCAGTTTTTAGAGACAAGAAAGTTTCAGATTAATGAAATCGCTCGGATTTTCCGCGTGCCTCCACATATGGTTGGGGACTTGGAAAAATCGAGCTTTTCTAATATTGAGCAACAGTCACTGGAGTTTGTGAAATACACTTTGGACCCCTGGGTGATTCGTTGGGAGCAGGCCATCAGCCGAGCACTTTTAAGACCTGATGAAAAGAAGCTCTATTTTGCCAAGTTTAATGTGGATGGACTGCTTCGAGGTGATTATGTTTCTCGAATGAATGGGTATGCAATCGCGAGACAGAACGGCTGGATGAGTGCCAATGATATTAGGGAGCTTGAGAACCTTGATCGAATCCCACCAGAGCTTGGAGGAGATTTATATCTAATCAATGGCAATATGACCAAACTTGAAGATGCGGGTATTTTCGCAAATAAAGAAGGATTGGAGGGAAAACCTGAATGAAGAAATTTTGGAATTGGGTTCGCGACACAGATACACAGACACGAACCCTCTATCTAAACGGTGCAATTGCCGAGGAAAGTTGGTTTGAGGATGATGTTACCCCAGCTGCTTTTAGAGAAGAGCTAATGAGTGGTGAAGGAGACATAGTAGTTTGGATTAACTCTCCTGGTGGTGATTGTATTGCAGCATCTCAGATATACAACATGCTAATGGATTATAAAGGAAACGTCACTGTAAAGATTGACGGTATTGCTGCATCAGCTGCTTCTGTCATCGCTATGGCAGGGACGGAAGTCTTAATGTCTCCTACCTCACTGATAATGATCCATAATCCCTTTACCATAGCTATTGGCGATAGTGAGGAGATGCAAAAAGCAATCCAAATGCTTGATGAAGTGAAAGAGAGCATCATCAATGCATATGAGCTTAAAACCGGCTTATCTAGAACAAGGTTGTCGCACCTGATGGATGCTGAAACTTGGCTAAACGCTAATAAGGCAGTTGAGCTTGGTTTTGCAGATGACATTATATTCAAACCAGGAGAGAGTTCACTACAAGACAGCTTTGTATTCAGCAGAAGAGCAGTGACCAATTCACTAATGAATAAACTTCAAAAACCAGTTGTAAAACAGTCAGTAGAGCCGCTTTATGAGCGGCTTAATTTATTGAAATATTAGGAGGAATAAAAATGAGTAAAATTCTTGAACTGCGTGAAAAACGCGCAAAAGCATGGGAAGCAGCAAAGGCATTTCTTGATTCAAAGCGTGGTAGTGATGGGCTTGTATCCGCAGAGGATGCCGCAACCTACGACAAAATGGAAGCAGATATTATTAATCTCGGTAAGGAAATAGCAAGATTGGAACGTCAAGAGGCTCTTGAAGCAGAGCTTAATAAGCCAGTAAATATGCCTCTTACTGGAAAGCCAGCTGTTCCAGGGATGGATACAAAGACCGGAAGAGCCAGTGATGAATATAGGAAAGCATTCTGGAACGTAATGCGTAGCAAAAACCCTCGTCATGATGTGTTAAACGCCTTATCTGTAGGCACTGATTCTGAGGGAGGATACCTTGTTCCTGATGAATTTGAGCGCACCTTGGTTCAAACTCTTGAGGAAGAGAATGTATTCCGTAAACTTGCAAAGATTATTCAAACTTCAAGTGGTGATCGTAAAATCCCGGTTGTGGTGACCAAAGGCACAGCTGCTTGGCTTGACGAAGGTGAGGAGTTTGATGAGAGTGATTCTGTATTCGGTCAGACATCTATTGGTGCTTACAAGCTGGGTACAATGATTAAAGTTTCTGATGAACTTCTCAATGACAGTGTATTTGATCTGGAGAATTATATCTCCACTGAATTTGCCCGTAGAATCGGTGCTAAGGAAGAAGAAGCTTTTTTAGTTGGAGACGGAGATGGAAAACCTACTGGTATTTTCAACGCAACAGGCGGAGCACAGCTTGGAGTGACAGCAGGGTCTGCAACTGCTATTACTGCAGATGAGATTATCGATCTTGTTTACTCATTAAAAGCGCCATATAGAAAGAACGCGGTATTCCTGATGAATGATGCAACAGTAAAGGCAATCCGTAAGCTGAAAGACGGTCAAGGTCAATATCTGTGGCAGCCTTCTTTAACAGCAGGTACTCCAGATACTTTATTAAATCGTCCGGTTTATACTTCAGCTTATGCTCCTACTATTGAAGCTGGAGCTAAAACTATTGCCTTCGGTGATTTCGGATATTATTGGATTGCCGATAGACAGGGACGTTCTTTCAAACGTTTAAACGAGCTTTTTGCAACCACAGGGCAGGTTGGTTTCCTTGCGAGCCAGCGTGTAGATGGAAAGCTTATCTTACCTGAAGCCATCAAAGTTCTTCAGCAGAAGGCTTAATGGGAGGTGTAAATGATGAGCTATAACGCAAAGAACTACACCGAACAAGGCGGGGAAAAGACAGTTATAGGTGGAGAGCTTGTAATTGAAGAGGGAGCCAAAGTAACTGGGCTCCCTGTTCTTGATAATCAACCAGCAAGTACTGCGGAAACTGTAGAAGCTTTGGTGACAGACTTTAATGCCTTACTAAGTAAGCTTAAAGCCGCAGGAATCATGACTGCGGATACGCCTTAAAAAAAGGATGGTGACGGTTATGACTCTATTTGAAAAAGTAAAAGCTAACTTAATTCTCGAGCATGAACGCGATGATGAGCTTCTTCAAATGTATATCAACACCGCTATCGCTTATGCCGAGAGTTATCAGCATCTACCAGAAGGACATTATTCTGAAAATGAAATGCCACCAACTACAGAGCAAGCCGTCATCATGTTATCATCTCACTTCTATGAAAGTCGAGATGGCAGTACTGGCGGCTTTTTTGCTGATAACGTCCAGGCAGGCCAGCAGGTTTGGAACACTGTAAATTTACTGCTTAGACTTGACCGAGATTGGAAGGTGTAGAGTATGAGTTTTGGTAAGATGAACACCTTTATTGATATCATATCCGTTGAAACAACGAGAGACAGTGAAGGTTTCGGTAAATCTAAGGATATCATCCTTGCTTCTGTTCGTGCTTATAAAGAAGAACGTCATGGTAATGAAAAATGGGCCAATCGAGCAGTATTTTCTGAAGCGACTGCTCTGTTTTGCTTTCGTAAGATACCTGATGTTGAGGTGTCTACCAATACGGTGATTGTGTGTAGTGATGGCCGTTATGAGATTACAAATGTTGAAGATGTAAAAGGTCGGGGCATGTATATTGAAGCCTTGGCAAAAAAGGTGGTGGGGTCAAGTGGCTAAGGTACAAGTAAAAATGCCTGAGGATTTTCTTTTAAAGCTTTCAAAGCTTGGCGATAAGACGGATGAAATCATCCCAAAGGTACTTGAGTCAGGCGGAGAAATCGTTTTGGAAAAGGTTAGATCTAATTTGCAAGCTGTAGTTGGTAGCGGAACAAAAGAAAAAAGTCGGTCTACAGGTGAGCTTATTAGTTCGTTGGGTCTCTCTCCTGCTAAAGTGGACCGAAATGGCAATTTCAACGTGAAGATAGGTTTTAAGGAGCCACGAAGAAATGGCGAAAGTAACGCTAAGATTGCCAATATTATCGAATATGGAAAATCAGGTCAGCCACCAAAACCATTTTTAAAACCTGCAAGAAGTGCGTCAAGAAAAGCATGTATAGAGGCTATGAAGAAACGGTTTGAGCAGGAGGTAGAAAACTTATGAGTATATTAAATGAACTCAATCTCATAGCAGATATGTGCGATATCCCTGTAGAGACAGGACGGTTTTCTGGTGTTCCTCCTGACACTTATATGGTAATTACACCACTTATTGATTTGTTCGAAGTTCATGCTGATAATTTACCAGGATATGAAGTACAGGAAGCTAGACTTTCCTTATTTGTAAAAGGAAGTTATACAACTATAAAAAACACCTTAGTCCGCACTCTTTTGGGTGCGGATTTTACTATAACGGACCGTCGGTACATTGGACATGAGGATGATACCGATTATCACCATTATGCCATAGATGTGGCTAAATCATATGAATTTCAATTGGAAATGGAGGAATAAGAAATGGCTACGATAGGTCTTGATAGGCTTTATTATGCAAAAATCACCGAAGACACAAACGGTGATGAAACCTATGAAACACCTAAACCGCTGGCGAAAGCAATCAGTGCAGAACTTTCTGTTGAGCTTGCTGAGGCAACTCTTTATGCAGATGATGGTGCTGCTGAGATTGTAAAAGAATTCAAAAGCGGTACCCTTACACTTGGCATTGACGATATAGGGGTAGCAGCTGCAGGAGATTTAACAGGAGCTACCATTGATGACAATCATGTGCTTATTTCAACCAGTGAGGATGGAGGAGCTCCAGTTGCCATTGGCTTTAGAGCACAAAAAGCAAACGGTAAATACCGATACTTTTGGCTGTATCGTGTGAAGTTTGGAATTCCTGCAACAAACTTAGCGACAAAAGGCGATAGTATCACTTTTTCAACTCCGACTATTGAAGGGACAGTACTTCGAAGAAATAAGCTGGATGGTCAAGGTAAGCATCCATGGAAAGCGGAAGTTAACGAGGGAGATGAAGGGGTAACTTCAACGGTTATTAATAGCTGGTTCAACGAAGTATATGAACCAACATTCGCAGCTCCTAGTGGAACTGAGGAGTAAGGAGGAAATGAAATGGATAAAGAACGAAGTGCAACGATTAATATTGGCGGGCAGGAGTATGAACTTATTCTAACTACTAAAGCCACGAAAGAAATCGCGAGCAGATATGGAGGCCTTGAAAATTTAGGTGAAAAATTAATGAAGTCTGAGAACTTCGAAATGGCACTGGATGAAATAGTCTGGTTAATAACTTTAATGGCCAATCAAAGCCTGCTCATTCATAACTTGCGAAATCCAGATAGCAAAAAGCCACTTCTTACTCAAGAAGAAGTTGAACTTCTTACTTCTCCTTTGGAACTAGCAACATATAAGAGTGCTCTAACAGAAGCTATGTTTAAAGGGACAAAAAGGAATGTTGAGTCTGATGATGACTCAAAAAACGTGCAAACCGGGTAAACGAGGATGAACTCTTTACCCGGCTTTTATATTACGGAACTGTTCACTTAAATCGCACAGAAGAGGAGACGTGGCTTACACCTATTGGTTTGCTTATGGACTTATGGGAGTGTCATAAACAGTTTCTAGGAATGTCAAAACCGAAGCGGGAACTTTATATCGATGACATTATTCCTTATGGGATTTGATTTTTCAACGAAAGGAGGCGGTAATCTTGGCAGATAATTTTGGTTTAAAAATCGGAGTGGAAGGCGAAAAGGAATTCAAAAATGCACTTCGTGACATTAACCAAGCATTTAAAGTATTAGGTAGTGAGATGGCTCTAGTCAGCTCCCAGTTTGATAAAAACGATAAATCCATCCAAGCCT